AATCCACAAGTATTAGTAGCAGAATAATCATCATTATTCATGTTGTTGGTAAACTGTACATCTGTTTTGCCGGGACCATCGTCTATTATATCCGCCACGTTAAAACTGTCCTGTATTGTATGCACATTACTGATTATGGTTGCACTTAGACGACTTTTCGCTGCTTCTTGCTTCGTCAGCGTAGCTGCACCGCCGCCGGTGCTTTGGATGGTATCTGCCTTTAACGTACTCATAGCGTCACCAATGTCCCGCCGCTTTCAACGGTCAGAGTCACGCCACTGGCTACAGTGAACGGGCCTGTCACGTTTGCGTTCTCAGTCGAAAGAATAGTTATGTCGGTAGTTAGACTCTGTGCGTTGGTGCGGAACAAACCGCCACCCTTGAAGTTGCCCTTGTTAGCCGCTGGCGGCGTCACGGAACCTCGAGTCAGTCCTAAGAAGTTAATGAAGATATTGTTCGTTCCAGAGGAAGGTGCGTTTCCTGATCCAAACTCAATCGTAGTGGAGTTTGTTAGTGTATAGGCGTTAGAATCCTGAACAACGCCATCCACAGAAACTAGGATGTCCTGAACGTCCGAGACCGCGTTGTCTAAAGTAAACGAAGTCGTGGAACCGTTGCCGCTCTCCCGCTGAACTACGGGGATGTTCTCAAAATGTGTGGCTGGTCTATTTCCAGTGTATGGCACAATGCGCTCCTTTAGCTACTGATCGCATCCACTGCGGAAACCCACACATCCACAGAGTCCGCTGCACTTGACTGAACCTTCAAAGCATCCCCTGATTGCAGGACGATTTTAGCGCCACCATCCAAAACCTGTAGAGCTGATGCCGCCGGTATCGGAGCATCTTCGACAAGATAGTAGTCGTTTGAACTTACTGTCACAAACACCTTAACAGTAATTTGAGAAGTAGTGGTGTTAGCTAAGTTGATGCCAACCAATGTGTCGTTTGAATCTGACGTATGTATCGCAACTGCTGAAGTGCCTACGTTTCTTGCGATATAGCGTTTAAAGTCCTGTGCCATTACCTTCTCCTAAAGGGCTATCGCCATTGCGATAGCAAACCCCGCTGTCGCTCCTGATGTTCCGCTTGACGCCGATGTCACCCTTCCATCAGCCGCTACAGTTATACTCGCGTTTGTATAGCTACCAGCCGAGACCCCTGAATTTGCGATATCCGTTGTGATTGACACGTTGCCTAAGTTGGTCATCGCGCTAGCACTAGAGGTCACATCCCCAGCCAGCGTAATCGTTGGACTCTTTTCTACGGTGACGCCGCTCTCAATGGTGCCACTAGACAGCGTCAAACTAGAGAAAGCGTCTACCGCCGCCCCAGATCCATCCGTGTAGATGACCTTTGTTTCACCGTTTGGAATCGACGGATTAGTGCCGGAACTGACGATTTCAATCGTCTGGCTACCAGAGGTAGCGTTCTCAATGAACCAGATTTTGGAAACTGTGCTTGGCGCAAGCGTAACCGTCCGCGTGGCTGTTAGGCTTACCCCAGAGGTGATCTTCAAGTACATCGCACGGACACCGTCCGCCGCGCCGTCCGCCATTGTGATCGTGCTATTAGCATCACTGGCTATCGCTTCTGTGCCATAGCCAAAGGCATCAGCGATAAGCTCGAGATTCGTATTCGTAGTCTGGCCCCAGGTGCCTGACTGTTCGCCGTCAGCAATCTCTTCAAGACGAAGGTTGTTTACATATGTACTCGCCATTCATGCCTCACGCTGCTATGTCTTCCCAGTTATCGCTAACCCCTGTAGTGATAGTGCTCCAAGACGGAGACTGACTTGGCGACACAGCACTCCAAGATGGTGACTGACTCGGAACAATCTGGCTCCATACCAAGACAGACCCAACTTGGCCTGTTCCGACTATACCAGTAGCCGGCACATTTGCCAATCCCGTGACAGTTACCGAACCCAGTCCACTTTGAAGGGCATCTGAAGTGACCTGAACATCTGCCGACGCAAGTGCAACAGCGGTTCCCTGCGATGCCGTCAGGCCAATGCCCGTAACATCTATATTGTTGTTGGTAACTAGAGAAACTTCTCCAACAGATGCTGTGGCCTCTATTCCTGTGGCAGGAACATTGGCCTCGCCAACAACGGTTACAGAGTTGAGCGATCCTGTGGCCTCTTCTCCCGTGAGAACCACAGTAATACCAATAACAACTGTGGTGCTTCCTATCTGTCCGGTGGCGTCTTCGCCAGTAACGGAAACAATGGCTTGAGCATCTACTGTTACAGAATCAACCTCGCCGGTTCCTTCTGCGCCGGTGACATCTATGTTGTTGTTGCTTACAGGGACAACGGAACCAACTTCACCCGTGGCTTCCAAACCAGTCTCAGGAACATTAGCATCCGCTGTAACGGTTTCATCACCAACTTCACCTGTGGCTTCTGAACCAGAAACCGCTACATTTGCCGCCGCTACAACAGTTTCATCACCAACGGCGGAGGTGGCTTCCTCACCGGTGACATCTATGTTGTTGTTACTTACAGGGACAACCGAGCCAACGGCGGCGGTTGCCTCCTCACCAGTCTGCACTAGGATCTGTTGAGTAGTGACGGTTTCATCACCAACTTCGCCTGTGGCTTCTGATCCACTGACAGCGACCACAGCGGCGGCGTCTACGGTGACAGAGCCAACGCCAGAGCTAGCCTCCAATCCGGTCTCAGGAACAACCGCACCAGCGTCTATAGTGACAGAGCCGACCTCACCCGTTCCTTCTACACCGGTGACGGCGACGTTGAAGATCACTCTTACAGTAACCGAGCCAACTGCACCGGTGCCTTCGGATCCGGTAACAGACAGGTTCTGTGCGGTGCTTAGAGTAACAGTGCCTACAGCGGAGGTAGCTTCAGATCCAGTAACAGAAACAACCGCAGCGGCAGAAGTCTGACCGCCAAAGTTACGAAGACCAAAAAGATTGGATTCTCTGTCACTACTGTCGTCTTCTACTACAGCGCCGACAGGCACCTCTGAAACAAACCGCATACCCGCCGTTAAATCGTAACTCTTCGCGTTTGGTGAGAGATTACTGTCGGTTGTAGAGTCGGAGATAAGCTGGAATTTAGTCGGGAAGTCTGATCCAGTGTTACTTGTCGCAAGCTGTATTGTATCTATGAGTGTGCCGCTACTATTGTAGACCTCGATGTTGCGGCCATTCGTACCTGGCGCACCGATGAAGTTAACAAATTCAGCCGCTTCTATGAGTCTGAACTCGTGAGCGAAACAGCCCTCCGGTATAAAACTGGTTTTTTCACCGCCGTCACTGTCCGCAATGCTGAATGCCGCAGAGGCTTTAGCGGTTTGATATCTATTACTTGGCCCTGTAAAGTCTGTACCCGCAGCAAAACTGGTAAGAACCGTGCTTATCGTGGAACTGACACTACTTCCATCACTAGCAAATCTTGTGAAGGTTTGTGCCGTTCCACCATACCCGTCCACCAAAACCGCTGCTGCACTGCCAGAGGCAAAACCGTAAAGGAAGTCGGTGCTTGCAGGGAACGCTGGCCTGCTATCGCCAGACAAGCTAGTGCCGCGTGTCTTAAAGACAATAATCGGCAAGTCTGAAAATACGGTGTATTCAGGGTCAGAAGTATCGTCAGCGTAGGATTGCGTTGTGGTCGCGGTGCTACCGACACTCAAGGTTGTGGTCGATACTCCGTCCTTGAATATCTCTACCGATGCTGTGCCATACAAGGCACGCATCTGTAGTACAAAACCCGTTCTTGTATTACGGAAACCAAACGAAGTGCCTGCCCAAGAGGTCGGCACACCAACAGTTTGGTTGTCCCCACTTTGAAGCGTAATCGGCTTGTCTGCCGATATGATCTTGTTTTCATAGTTCGACGCGGAGACGGTAAGTGTGCCACCTGCCGAACTTATTGTGCCAAGAGATGACCCGTCAGCCGAAACTGTTGTGCTAGCCTCAAAGGCCATAACAGTTATGTTGGGATCATCAGTGTCTGTAGGTACGAAGTATTCGGCGTTGAGGGCGCCGCCTAGCTCTGGGTTGCCTTGAGCCGCAAATCCAACAACGGAAACCCCTGCATTCGCGGCAACCGTTACGCTACCAACCGAACCAGTAGCCTCTAGACCGGTCTCAGAAACATTGGCAGCGCCGGTTACGGTTACAGAACCTACACCTGATGTGGCCTCTAAGCCCGTTTCTGGGACATTAGCTTCTGCATCAACGGTTACGCTACCATCATTTGCGGTAGCCGAAACTCCAGACGCAACAACAGGTAAGGGGGAGTTCCACGCCCCTTCGGACCATGAACCCCGACCCCAACCTGTTATGTTAGCCATAGGAGACTCCTACAGCTTACGCAATGCGGATGATTGCGTTACTTGCGTCAGCCGTTGGGAACTGAATCGTAAAGTCACCTGCCGTGGAGGTCTTGTCTCCACCAAAAGCAAGGATGATTACTGCATCAGTTGTGCCCGATCCGCCACCAGTAGTGGTGTTGTAGATCATCGCACCGTTTGCAGTGACAGTAGCGGTGCTAAATGTCAGATCTGCAAAATCGGTAATAGCTGTAGTGGTGCCAGTTGGGATAGTCGGCGTGACATTAGTCAATGTACCGCCACCCGCACTGTAACCCGTGCCAGACGCCTCGTTTGAGGTAGAGTAGTCTGTTGTAGCTGCACCAAGAGATGCAGAACTGGTAAACAGAGCAAGTTTGAACGTATGACCGCTCGAGGTGGTGAAATTGTGCTTACCTTGAAGCAGTTCCTGCTTGAAGGATGTGCACATCGCTTGTGTGATAGCCATTTAAAGCCTCCTTATTGCTTCAGCTAACTGCGGATGCCCTGCATCCCTCAACGCATTATACACGGTTGTTCTATCACTACGAATAGCCTCCCGCATATAAAAAGCCACAACGGTTTCCATGTGCTTTTGAAACGCTCTGGCTTGATCTCGGATACCTGGATGAGCGGTATCCGAAACTGAAATTAATTTTGCTACGCATCGTTCAGCAACCTCTTCAGGCGTCCAACCACGAGATTCCGTAGTATGAACCGATACAATCGGAGTTTCTGGAACGTCTAGATCTAGCTTAAACATTAGGTTTTCTCTCTAATTATCAGACCTTCTCGGTAGGCATCCGTTGTTTCCAAAGCCTCACCGAAGTTTTTCAGACGAATCAACGCCTGTTGAAACTGCTGATTGTAGTTTTGAAGAACATCAGCTTCACCCTTCATAAAGGTATAAGCCTCTATCAGGGAGCCATACAACAGTGTCATAGGGGCGTTTGTACTTAACCAAGTGCTTCCGCTACTTGATTGAGCGGTTAAACTGGCAGGACGATAGGTATAGTGCAGCTCCGCTGTGAACGCCGCATTGGGAGTAGGCGACAGCATGAAATTGTTGATGTCAAAGAAGGCGTAATACTTTGGAACACCTGTAGCGCCGGTGGGGTTGTACTCCTGCAAGTAGTTGACATCCTTGTACAGTAGGAACTCTTTGCTACCACTGTTTGTGATGGACAACGAATACGGCGCTAGAAAATCGCTAGGGCAAGTAAGAAACTGATTGGAGGATGTGGTTGTGCCCGTCTGATTCTTGCGGAAGAACGTCAACGCCACGCTCTTCAAGATGCGCTCTTCAGCCTCGACAATGAAGGTGTCTAGGTTGTTTACAAACGTAGTCTCTTGATTCTCACAGTAGTCTTGAATCGTTTGTTTTAGTTCGCTGAATGTAAATGCCATTTAAACCACCACTGTGACGAATCCTACGCCGCCAATCATTTGCGCCTTATCCACTGGCGGAAAGACGTTATTGCCAACCGGAACGAATACATGGCCCTTTCCTGTATCAGGTCTAGGGTCGCGGAGAGCTTGTGGATCAACGACTCTACGTCTCGGATCAAGCTGCGGATGTTTCGCCTCAAATTCATCAGAACCTACCTTCAGGCCGTTCCATTCTACCCGCATGTCACGAAGACGATAACGAAACCCAGATCTATCTGAGAGTCCGTATGCGTCTCTGCCTGAAGCATAGTTGCCCATTACACCCTCAGATACTGGATATCAGGCTGTAGCTTCAAAGACACTCGATCTTCATCCTCGTCAGCGGCTCGTTGAAACTCCTCTTCATAAACATTCTTTAAAAGCTGAATACGCTCCGGCGCCTTCTTCAGAGCGATGTAATACGCCATGCCGGCAACCGCACAAGGCAAGAACCGGAAGGGCAACTCAACATTGTTCGTCAGCGCGTCCGCATCTTCTATCCGCCGGAGATAGTAGTATACGATCTGATCCGTGCTGTTTTCTGGTGTCGGCCAAAGCGTGATCTGTGGCGTGATCTGCCGGTTGAAGAAGAACTGAGAAGGGCGACCTTGTGTCGTTTTGTTAGGAATTGACAGATAGTCGCCACGACTCAATCGAGTCAAATCAAAGTCTGTGTTACTGCGCCGTAGAACAACCTCAAGAAGATCTACAACATCTGCACCTAGAGTTTCAGTCGCTTGATTGTTTGTAAGCGTTATCGTTGCTTGCCTGACCGTCCAAAGGTTTACCCCTCTGTTCGCCCAATCTGCAAACATCAGATTCATAGAGCGACGGGCTGTTCGCGCATCGTAACCAGTGCGAACCTCTAGCCCACAACGCTCATACGCCTCTTCTATGATGTCCGAAACATCAAGATCGAAATCTCTAGAGTTAGATGTTGCCATATCAGCTTATCTCTTTGACTTGACCCGTCCGCCGCTACGGAAGCCGGCTTTTTTCTTTTTAGCAACCATCCCGCCGCCACGAAGCATTACCTTCTTGCGAACAGAACCGCCGCCTCTCATCATCTTCTTGCCGTTTTTCATTCTCTTCATTGCACCTGGCATTTCAATCTCCTGTAATAGTCCTGCCGCTGCTGGTATAGAGAAGAACCGTCATAATAGTCTTCACAAGTATTATAGTAGCCCTTCTCTCTCAACTGATCCGAAGCCTCTTGCAACTTACTTAACCGTTGCAAGAAAATCATCGCATAAGGCTCTTCGTCAGTCATTTCTATCTCATCGTCCAAAAGATCGTTGTCTTCTGCCTCTGGGTGAAACCCCATCAAGAACATGTCTTTAGTAGCAAATACACCCTCTGCAATATCTTTGTTCATATCATCTAAAAAAGCATACATATCATCTAGTTCTGGGTAACAATGATCCACCAATATGATCACTTCCTTTGAGTCATCCCAGTCTTCTACAGCCAAATACAAGCTGTCCCAATCTTCTGTGTCCTTAAACAAAAACCCCACTTTGTCTTCAGCCCAAGCCTTACGAGCAAAAGGACAAGCTGGCAAGCCGTTGTAGTTCTCGTTTGTCTTCTCCAAGACAGAAGCCGACCACCTCTTCAACTCTTGAATCACAGACTCTTGCATCAACTACTTCTTCTTTCTTCTAACCGCCTTAACGCGGCGTGGCTTGCCGGCAGGTTGGCCCAGCCGTTTCTTTTGAGAAATCCTACTTCTTTTCTCTTTTGCGGACAGTTCTTTGGTTGTTTTAGGGGTCTTGGATGATACCCGCTTAGACGGGCGACAATAAGGAACACCACGTTTTTCGCCCTTCTTCCTGCCGCACGGCTTGCCTGTACGGACATCTTTCCATTCTTCCTTAAACCACCGCTTGAGCGCCGCCCCCTTCTTTGTCTTACGAACTGCCATCAGGATTGCTCCACAGCACCCTTGGTGCGCTTACGTCTTTTTGGCAAGACGGCTCCGCAGCCTCTCGCTACTGCGGTTCCTTTGATCCGCTTGCCTCGAAACTTGCGTTTCGGTCTTGTCTCTGGGACTCGCATCAATAGGTCTTACCTTTGCGTTTAGAAGAGCCAGTCTTTCTTTTAGACTTCTTACTCTTTCCTCCAGTTCCCCAGTTTTTGGCTCCCACTTTTCGGCATTTAGCAATCGCTCCCGAAGCATACGCCGATGGAAAAACCTTATATCTTGCTTTAACCTTTCGGTAACATGCATCCTTTGCCACTTTAGACCCCTTAGTCGTTTGCTTGGCGGTAGAGCTGCGCGAGATCGTCATTGCCTTTCTCCGCTAAAAACGCCTGCCACATGGGTTTGATCATCTCATAGTTAGAGGCGACCTTCTCTTTCACGACGGCAGTGTCGGTCTTGAGTTCAACGATAGAGATACCTATCCAACCCAAGAACGCCAAAGTCGCACCACTAATGATTGTGCTTAGATTCTTCAACACCGCCACCTTTTCCTTGCCTGACAAATACGCTTATTGGGCGTTTTGCGGCAATTGATGTTATGCATCTTCATCTGCCCCTTTGAACGGGAGCAGTAGGAACTGCGGCGTTTCGCACGAGACTTGCTCGGCTTTTTCTCCGTTACAGCCGTTTGGAGCTTGCTGCCTGGATTCTTACGGCGGTACGCCGCGACTCCAGCCTTAGTCATTCCCGCCCCAGACTTAGTGGGGCGGAAATTCTTTTTGTTGCGCTTGGGCATCTTTGCGGCTTTACGAGCCATTAGCCAAAGAAGCCTGTAATCGAATCTATGTTGGTAAGTGTCACATGACACTCATCATCAAAGATGATTCCGTGGTCTGGTATAGCAATCTGATTGTCATCAGAGGTGTGGAACACCATAGACAACAAAGTAGCTCCACCACTACCGTTCTTAAACACCACCGCTGGAGATCCACTAGAGGCTGTCTTTACATAGAAAGCCTTTAGACGAGTTCTCCCGCCCTGCAATGTTCCAGTCGCCGTTGCCGTTTTAGCAAAAATAGAAGCGGCCATGTTCGCCTCCTATTAGCTATCAGCAAATGGAGTAGCAATCGTGCCTGACCCAATCAACTGTCCTTGAACCATATACTCGGCAGTAGCCAGAGCAGTAATTTCAACATAGCTATTAGCAATACCACCTGTGGTAGTGCCATTCATTGAAATCACATCATTAGTTGCTCCAGGAACAAACCGTTTATGGGTGCTATTGTTGATGCCAACAGAAACAGAACCAACAAACTTGTCAGTACCATCTGTTTTAATGTCAAGATCGGAAGCCGTTGTGCCGATGAAAAAACGGTAAACTGCACCGATCTCATCTGACTTGATAGTAGGGAGAGTAACCGCACCATCTGCGTCATTGATTTCAATGACTTTACCCGCATGAGCAGCAACGGTGAGGGTGGTCTCTGCGGTAATGTTTACAACAGAGTTTGATCCAGCATTGAACATCCCTGCTTGGGATACAATAGGACCAGAGAAGGTAGTCCGAGCCATGTCTATCTCCTGTCGTGGCTAGTGTCAGATCCACTCTGGACCTGTCAGGATACGAACAGGATACACGAAAAAAGACGGAGCCGCAAATTCTACGGCTCCAAGTTTAGGGAGGAAACTACATGTGTAAGGTAAAACTACTATAACAGAAAAAAGGGCGGCTCGAAAGCCGCCCTTTTGCCTAGTAGGAGGACTAGGGTTCTTATGCGCCCGGCGAACCAAATACGCAACGCGGATCGGAGAAGCCGAAGCTGTAACGCTCACGAGCCTTGAAACGCATGTTGCCGGTGTCGAAGTCTGCTTCCATCTGAGTGGAGAGCGGTACACGCTCAAAGTGTACGAAACCACGAGGTGCATCGGTAAGGATGAAGAACGCATCCGTATCCGTAAGGAAGTCGTTGACATGGTAACCGTCAGGCAACATCCCCATGGAGCGAATTGCGTTAACATCGTTATCCGCAGTACCCACACGCAGGTTGGACACCATCAGGCGCTCTGCAACGAACTGAAGCTGACGAGGTATGATCAGCTTCATGCCGCGAAGGGCGACCTTCAGGCCACGCTCATCAACGAAACCAGCGATGCTGATCAGAGCGTCCTCAAGCGAGGTCTCGTTCAGGTCAGCGGCTGTGCTTGGCTCGTTAGCAAACGTGCTACCATTTGTAAGCGGGTGTGATGCGTCACAGAGTGCAACGCCGTCACCGCCAGCAGACGCACCAGCCGTAAACGCATTGTTAAGAATGCTGGCTGCTTTGACCTGCTTCGTGTGTGCCATTGAACGGGCGAGAGCACGAGTGTAGCGCGAAGAAAGACGATCATAGAGATTGTCTTCTACGGCTTCTTCTGTGATCGAAAACGCCAGTGCAATGGTTTCGTGGTTGTACCGAGCGGTGTACGCTTCGTTGGCATCATCAAAATTGATGGCGGAACCTTCCGACTTAGTCGGTGCGGCGCCAAAGCCACTCAGCATAACTTCTTCCTCAAATGCTCGATCTGAGGACTCGGTGGTGTAGATTTCGGCGTGCTGGCCTTCGTACCGGTTGTACTCCATGCCAAACAAGGCATTGAGACCAGGCTCCAGCTCTTTCGCCAGTTGTGCGCGAGAAATAGCCATTACTGAGCCTCCTTATACGCCGGTGGTCGAAACAGTGCCACCCGCAATAGCACCGTTAGCACTATTGAAGTGGTTGTTCAGACGCACGATTACAGGGATACCAGCTGCGGCAAAATCCTCGTTCTCAGGATCTTCCTGCCAACCCATGATACGCAGATTGAGCGTATTCGTGGTGTTGATAGTGCCTGTACCCAACGTCGCAGAAGAAATACCTGTGGTAGTAGAACCAGAAGTACCTGCTGCAAAGTTTGCGTTGGCAAAGACATGACCACGAAGAGTTGCTTTGCTGGTGATAGATGCATCCGTCGCAATTGCGAACAACTGCATTGGATCATCATACACGAAAGCCTTGACGGGATGATTCGTATCCGCGCCAGAACCAGGCCAGTAGTTAGAGAAGATTTTCTCGCCAGTGGTTGAAGATACATACTCACAACCGCCAAAAGCACCAAGCAAGCCTACCGTTCCACCTGCCGCCGCGCCCACAATGTCAATAAAACCTGTGGACAGAGGAATGACCGGGGAACCTTGGTAGATGACGTTGCTGTTGCCTGCGGCAATCTCGTAGAGTGTGTACCCAGACGCACCGGTTGAATTGGCGTTCTGCCCCAGCTTAGAGATAGGGCGGAGGCCAAAAGCACCGTTAGCATTTGCCATGGGTGTTGCTCCTTATCAATCTACTCGGAGTCGCCTTTGCGACCTCCGAAAGTTACACGACTTTGCCTATCGTTAGTGATAGGCATCGAAGGATGCTGTTCCTTCATTAAGTCCTGGTCAACAGCCGTCATTTGTTCGCGGGTCCGTCCCCGGTAATATTCGGTTCTTTCCTGCGCTGTCTCTTCAGGTATACGGGCTAGCATTAACCCACCGTTACCAATCACACCGGCATGTGAGCCTTCATCAAGAACCGCATAGTCATGTCCAGGGTACTCATCAGCTCTGACTGGTTCCCATCCCTCACGAAGTTTCGCGTGGACGTTCATCTTGTCTTCGTCGCCTCTGAGAGATGTCCTGATCCAACGATGGCGATACCCATCAGGCGGTGTCGGTGCATCTAGTCGGCTGGGCGGTGCCCATGGTTTCCTGCGCGTTTGCTTCTCGCGTGTCTGTGTAGACCGTGGTTGTCTTGTATCACTCATAACTTAGTCCTTTACATACTTAGCGTATTCTTCCAAAGGAACTCCAAGTTTTTTAGCCATTGCTATCTGTGATGGTGACAACTTGACAGTCCTGCGCCCCTGCTTGTTGCTGCGGGATGCGGAAGTAGAAGCCGAGGCGACCCTTGTACTTCCCCCGTTCTGTTTGGCTCCCAACTCATTTGGAAAACGAGATTTAAGACGGGAGTCCAATTCATTGTAGTAGTCATCGCTAGATGGGTCAAACCCTTCTTCGTTGACTAGGTTGTTGTGAATCACAAACGCGGCCTGTGTCATGATCTCGTCATCACCAAACCATTCGTTTGTCTCCGCCCACTTCTGCGCTCGTGGGTCTGGCTGTGCCTGTTGTGGCTGTGCCTGTGTCTCCTGCGGAACCTCAACAGGTTGTGCCTGTTGCTCTTGCCGCTGTTTAGCAAGCCTGTAGCGTTCTTGCTCAATGGCGATCTGTGACAGTGCCTGTTGAGAATTGAACAGAGCATCCGCGTCACCGCGCTCATGAGCGTCCGTATATGCACGCTTGGCTTGCTCTAGCTGAGACTCCAGTCGAGTGCCGTACTCACTGAGGTAGCCTTGATCAAGGTTATTGAGCTTGGTCTTGAGTTGCTCGTTCTCTTTCTTCAAGACATCCGCAAGCCGCGCAGCTTCTTCCTTGTCGCGCTCGGCATAGCGATACTTCTCAGTCAGCTTCTTGATGCGCTTCTGAACACCCTTGCTGTAACTGTCTAATTCATCCTCGGACGCTTCAGACGTTTCGGCAGGCTCTTCAGTCTGAACCTCAACACGCTCTTCTTCAGCGTTGACCGTCTTCTTGTCGTCCTCGAGCGTTACCTCAACGCTCTCCTCTTCAACTGCTGCTTGAGCCTCTGCCATCTCCGTCTCCTTAGACATGCTTCACATCATCGGGTTCAAGAAGAGTAGCGATCACTTCGTCATCGTTGATGATGCGAACCTCTCCACCCTCAATCTTGAACCTAGACCCTGCATAACGACCAATGCACACCCACTGACCTTCCTGACACCATGGCTCTGGGCTATCACCAAACTTGTTGGGATCTTGATAAGCCAACGGACCTAGCTTCAGCACATACGCTACTACCGTAGCCAATGCCTCACGCTCACGGGCTTGATCAGGAATAAGAATGCCGCCATCAGTCTTTGCCTTGCCTTGATAAGGCATGACAAGAAGCCGCCAACCCGTAGGTTGCGGCAGGCGTTCTTTCAGGGATTTGTCGATAAGACTAGGGTCTAGGACTCGCTGGTCTGCCTCTACATAAGCCGACTCTGCGGAAACGGGATCTTTTGCTTTTGATCTGGCAACATGATCAGGAACGTATAATGTCTTCGCCATCGTCTACGTTTTTCTCCAGCAGGGATTTGATTTCTTCCTTGGCGTAGACAAGTCCCTGTACTTCTCCCACCAGCCGCTGGTATTGCTCAAAGTTCTGAACACCACCAGATGTCAACATTTCAGCGACTTGTTCCTCTCGCTGTTCCAACAACCTATAAACATATTTTGCGAAGTCTGCAACATCCATCGGACAATTAATATGTGCCGCTGAAGTTTTTGCCTCTCACAACGGCACCGCAACCACGAGCCATACCATCGGCTTTTACGCTCATGCCGCTACGAAAACCTTTAACTCTGCCGCCAGTAGCAAACTCCGTTTGGAACAGTTCAGCCTTGATGATCTTAATCTCTTCCGCATCGTCATCATCCATAGGGTCAAGATCCTCAAGTTTTTGCATGAGCATCTCACGACGAACATCACCGCCCTCATCAAACTTAACCATGCCGCCATCGGCCTTACGAAGCTCTTCAAAGTCCTCGCCAGTAATCTTATCGCGAGGCTCTGCCACACGGGCAATCTTCATCTGCTTTTCGGTGTATTTGTTTTTGGGCATCGAGGACTCCTATTTCTTGCCAAAGAACTTCGTTGCTGATCTAACGCCAAAGCTGGCCGCTACAATCACACCCAGTGTATACTGATACCAGTCCGGCATCACCTCCAAAGCCGCGAAACCCTCCGCAACAATGGTTCTACCCCATTCTCCGGCAAACGCTAGTATCAGCGGAATCGAGAACAGAATCGTTAGCCACTCGTCCTTCCAAGACGACTGACTACCCTTCGCCATCAGCTTTTCCCAATCAGCCGTTGACGTTGCAGCAGACACCATCACCTTGGCTTCAGCTTCCGCCTTGGCCTTGGCAACCGCAGATTTGCCGCGTTGCTCTTCCGTTTTTGAGTCCATCCACGACCCAATCAGGCCGGATACAGGACCAATAAGTGCTTGTAACATCAATACACCTTTACCTGATCTGGGTTGACCTGTCTAGGAACACAGTACGCTGTAACTCGATCCTTGGGATCTAACAGGTCCGAATACTTGTAGTTTCCGTACCTTTTGGAGACTTGATTCGCAAAGTAGTTACATTCAGTGATCGAATAGAAATACATGTTTCCACTCTCTAGCTTGCGAAAGTCTCCGGTTCCCAGATAAACCAACAACAAGAAGGCATCTACCATTACTTGCGACTCATCCAAGCTGTAGTGCCCATATACGCACCTACGATGCCAGCTCCACTAATATAAAACAAGTTACTTATGTCCGCCAACGCCGACACCCGCTCAACCGGCACAAAGAACATCGCGACTGTAAAAGCACCCATTGCTCCCAACGAGGCCGTCGCCATACGGCGCTGTGCCCGTAGTTTACGCATCTCGTGCTCGGCCTGACGTATCTCTTTGGCGTGGGCGAGTTCCTCGTCCGTAATTTCGCCATCGCCGTCCAGATCATACTCAGCATACTCAGTGTCCTTCTGAAACTTCTTAACCATTCTCCCTCCTTTTGACGTACAGCCAAGCAAGAAAGACTAGGAACGCTCCGACCATCGTCAGCAAAAGTATGATGCAAAGCACTTCAACAAACTTCCGGCGCCGCTCTCGTTGCCGATACAGTGTCTCCTGACGCTGCTTTCGGATCCGACCTTCCATACGAATCAGTTCATCCCAGTGAGATTGACCCATGGTGTACTGAATCCATTGCTGGAGTTCTTGACGCTGTTGCTGTGCTTTTTTCTTGGCGGCGAAGACTTCAATAGCTTCTTGTTCGACGGTCTTGCCGCCGAATAGCTTCTTGAATATAGGGGGGTTCTTGGCCTCTTTCTCGGCCTGGTCAAGGTCGGACAGTGCACCCATCCAACGCGAAAGGTCGGATGCCATCGCCTCGATGTCCCGTCCTATCGCAAAACCTTTTTTAATGGCTCCAAATGCCGCCGAAGCGGTAGCCATCGCAGTTACTGGATCCAATTATCCCCTACGCATCGCCAACTCACGCTGGGTCTGGATGCGTTCCCTGTTCACATCTGCCCTATCTTCCGCGATCTCCTCTTGGAGTTCGATTCGCGCTGCGTCAGTCATGGCTCTCTGCTGGAGCTTCTGGCGTTCCAACTCAAGTTCTGCCGCGTCCTGCGCCGCTCTGCGCTCGGACTCGTTAGCCTTGATAGCAAGCTCTTGCTGCCGGATTGCTACAAGAGGATCTTGTTGGCCTGCCGGCGGTGCAAGCATCTGAATGATTTCTTGGGTAAACTGTGCTTCTAGTCTTGCAACCTCGGCCTCAACCATGTCCTCACTCATCGCAGATGCTGCTTGCATTTGTTGTTGCGCCATCATGGGGTCTACTGCCCCCATCTGAGCGGCCAATGCCATTTGCTGCGCCTGCGCCTGCTGTTCTTGGACTTGAGCCATCACAGTCAAACGTGCCTTCA